AGTGCTTGAGGACATATGTGTGTCTCCGTGTTGCAGCACTCGCTACACCGTCTCTGCAAAGTCCGCTGGGTCGGTCGGCGTAGCTAAATATCCCAGAACCTGTGGGGAGTATAGACCGACAAAATCAGTTTGTCAAGTCCATAAAAAAGCCCCTCCGGAGAGGGGCTTCTTCGAGTGCGCTCTTAGGCTCCTTCGGAACCGTAGATTGCACGCCAATCGGACCAGCCAAATGAATAACGCTCGCGAGCCTTGTAACGGACGTTACCAGTCTCGAAATCGCCTTCCATACCGGTCTTCATAGCTGCACGCTGGAAGTGCTTCAGGCCGTTCGGGGCATCGGTCTTGATGAACCATGCATCGACATCGGTCAAGTAATTGTTAATTACATAACCTTCCGGCAGCATGCCACGGGAACGAATCGCATTGATGTCGTTGTCCGCAGTAGCAGTACGGAGGTTTGAAGCCATCAGACGTTCAGCAACAAAGCCGAGGTTTGACGGGATGATCAGCTTACGACCCTGAACGTTGACCTTCAGCCCACGCTCATCTACGAAGTTGCCGATCGCAATCAGCGCAGCTTCCAGTGAGGTTTCATTCAGGTCAGCGGCAGTAGCAGGGGTATTTGCTACATTACCACCAGAGGTAGTCGGGTGAGAAGTGCTGAGCAGAGCAACGCCGTCGCCACCAGTGTAGCTAGCGGAGAAGCCGTTGTTCAGTACGTTTGCACCCTTAACCTGCTTGGTGTAGTTCATGGAACGAGCCAAAGCCTTGGTGTAACGTGAAGACAGCTTGTCGTAGAGGTTATCTTCGATAGCTTCTTCAGTCAGTGAGAAGGCCAGAGCTACAGTTTCATGGCTGTAGCGAGCAGTCCAGACTTCAGCGGCGGAGTCATAAGTGACACCAGCGCCTTCGCCCTTGGTCGGAGCCTGACCGAAGCCAGACAGCATTACCTCTTCTTCGAACGCACGATCAGAAGATTCGCTGTCGAAGATTTCGGTGTGCTGCTGCTCATAACGGCTGTATTCGAGACCGAACAAGGCATTCAGTCCCGGCTCCAGCTCTTTAACGAGTTGTGCGCGATTAATGGCCATGAGTTAGTCTCCTTATACGCCAGAGCCAACCGGAGCTTCCGCGTACTCATGTTCTACGATCTGCACGTAAACGCGAGCGTAGTCAGAGGCCGGGTCGTTATCCGGGGTGTCAACAAAGTCCAGAATACGCAGCTGCGCAGTGCTGGTGCCAGTGGTGCTGCTAATCTGCTGAGCAGAACGACCAGTAGTGGTGCTGCCAGAGTTAGCATTGTCCATATCAGCCAGCTGACCGATATCAGCGATACCGGAAGCGCCTTCCATCTGTGCTGCATAAACGATCGACGGATCGTCATATACATACGCAGTTGCGTAGGAACCGTTTACTGACTGAGCTGCAGGCCAGTACTTGCTGAAAGTGATTTCACCAGTATCTTTGGTGAAAGAACAACCAGCAAAAACACCAATTACGGAGTCGCCTTCGCCAGCAACTTCGATGGTGCCACCTGCAACCAACTTAACGAGATCGCCGTTGAAGATCGCCGAAGCGTAATCATCAGCAATGCGATACTCCTTGGAACGAATAGTACCGCCGGTCAAGTGATATGCCGGGGTAAATCCGTTAGGGGCGTTTACATTAGCCATAGCTAGTGTCTCCTAATGAAGATTCACAATTAAGAATCCTCAGCACCTTTACGATTCAGAGGATTCCCGAACGTCGTCTGCGATTGACGATTCGGTTTAGAAATCGGCATCGCAGCATTGCTTTCCCTCATGAGATCGTTGTCCACAGACGCCATCATATTTTCCGCTTGTTCACGGTAATAATCATTGCGTTCTTCGGCAATCTCTTCAGGAATTTTAGCGAGGATTAACCCACCTACGCCAATGGTTCCTGCATGTTTACCTTCTTCAATGGTTGGTGCCATAAAGTCAGGGTGGTCTTCAGCGCGTACAGGCTCATAACCTTCACGCATACGCTTGGACATATTGACTTTATCATCTACACCACCGGTTGCTTCACGCAACCAACGATATTTGTAGCCCGGAGGTGCCTCCGGAGCATCCAACATTGAAGGTGGAGTCCATGACTTTTTGCGCGTTGTCTTTTCGCGGGTGGTTGCGGCTCTAGCGGTCCGATCGATTGGCATTTGGAATTACTCCTTACTGCTTGACGTACTTAGCGTACTCTTCAAGAGGCACCCCTAACCGATTTGCAATAGCAATTTGGCTGGGTGAAAGTTTTACTTTGCGTGCGCTTTGTTTCGCACCACTACGAGTAGCGGATGCAACCGCCTGCACGGGGCGGTTTGAAGACTTAAACTTATGCGGGAACGCATCTCGCATACGCTTGTCCAGTTCAGCATAATACGAATCGCTTGCCGGGTCAACCCCTTCTCGCTCAACGAGATTACGATGAATGCCAAAAGCGGCATAGGTCATCGCTTCATCTGAACCAAACCAAGCATTCTTTTCGGCCCAATCTTCAGCTTTCGGATCAGGACGAGGAGGAGCTTGTCGAACCGGAGCCTGCTGGTATACAGGTTGCGGACGAGCAGCTTCCTGTTCACGACGAGTCTTGACTCGGCGCAAATTCTCCTGCTCAACTGCAAGACGAGCCAATACTTGATTGGCTTCCGCAATCGCTTCTGGATCGCCAGAATCAAACGCAGCTTTATACTGGGCTTTCGCCTGATCCAGCTGAGTATCAATTCGGGTTACATATTCGTTAAAGAGCGTTGCGTCCTGAGTCTTACCCAGACGCTTCTGTTCTTCAAGCTGTGCTTGAACCGCTTGAGCGTATTCCAGTGCAGCCTGCTCACGACGCTCGGCTTCACGGTATTTATACGTCAGCTTGTCAATGCGCTTCTTGACGCCATCGCCATACTCGCGAAGTTCATCATCGTCCTCCATCATTTTCTGGAGGCGTTCTTCGGCGGTCGGGCGACGTTCTTCTACGTCATCGTTAGACGCAGCTTCAACGTCAGCTTCAACGTCAGTGGATACATCCGCTGCGCTGTTTTCTACTTCCTCTTCCGGAAGCTCTAGTTCAATCTTTTCTGCTGCATTAGGCATGGCATTTCTCCATGTGTGCTTGAATAGTAATTCAAGGGAAAATCAAAAGTAAAGCGAAACTTAATACTTCGTCAAAATTGCTTCCGGATCGTCTACAACCGCCAGTACTTCATCGTCATTCAGAAGACGAATTTCGCCTCCATCAATCGGAATGCGTGCACCGGCATAACGACCGAATACAACCCAATCACCTTCCTTGCACCAAGGACCGTTCGGATACTTATCCGGATCCTTATATGCGTCCGGTCCTGACTTGAGAATCAGTCCAACCACCGTAGCTACTTGTTCACGCTCACGCGTCTGGTCTGCAAGGTAAATACCGCCTTTTGTACGGTCAGAAACCTTATACGGCAGAATCAACAAGCGATAACCCGTAGGATTCGGAAGTTGCTCCAGATTCTTCGGAGTTTCTTGCTTACTTTCTTCTTTGCGAGCTTTGGGCTCGGAACCATTACTATCGAAGTTCAGAACAATGTCCGGAACCTCTTTCTTCTCAGCTACTGCTGTCATTGCGCTTTCTCCCAGCGTTTTAGCAGGTCTAAAATTTCGTTTTCAGCAAAGGTCAGACCCGAAACCTCGCCAACGAGCTGCTTATACTGGTCCCAATCACTGACACCACCATAAGACAGTTTTTGTGCAATCTGGGATCTACGCTCCCGGATTTGTTTTAACAAATAGTCTGATACTTCGAGAGTATCCATAAATTATTTCTTGTACTTTCCGCCTTTAGAGGCTTTACCCATACCACGGCACTTACCAACCATGCCGCCGTCCTTGTAACCTTTCTTCTTTACCATGCCGCCACACTTGTAGCCTTTCTTTTTCATCTTAGTCTCCTTTTTAGGAACACAGTTTGGAACCTTACGTCCGTCTTTTTCCTTCATACCAATGGCTTCGTAACCTTCCCAGCATGGAGTTTTCTTAGCCATGATTAGAACCAATACTTTGTTGGATCAGTTGCCGCCAGCGGCTGATACTGAGTAGCCATCGGAGGCGGAGCGAATACTTGTCTTTGCAGCGGATTATCTGCGTACTGTTTTTGCAACTCTTGATACGCAATCTCTTGCGGAGTCAAAGTAGATCGCTGGCTAATCTCCGGAGCAGAAATCACAGGTCGAATAACTGAACCAAAGAAACCTCCAAGACTACCAATCCCCTGTTGGATCGCGGGGTTAGCCTTTAATTGGTTCATACGGTTCATGATATCCGCACGTTTTCCAGACCAATCCGATGCCAACCGAGCATTTTCTAATGCTAAATTACGATCAAACTGACTCTTATCGTAATTGTATTCATTCAGGTTTTGCATGTAGTTGGTATACTCTGGATTATAGACATCCATCATCGGAGTTTCTGCAAACTTAACTCCTGGAATACTGGCTACCCCTTGTTCTTTACGGATCGTTTTTGCAACCGCTTCCGGCGCTTGACGATTCCACCGCATATCAGCGGTCGGAGCTGCCTCCCCCATAGCGTCATATTGTTTTTGTAGGCTGTCGATTTCAGCCTGATTAACCGTAGGTTGTACAACTCGTTGTACAGACTCTGAACCAAAGAACTTACCCATCAGTACAGTCCTCTATCCATCTGACTTCCCGGACCGCCCATTAGACCTTCCGGAGCCATCGGTTGTTGTGCTTGTTCCACAGGTGCATAAGTGCCACAGGCTGCAGTTTCAGTCACATACATTTCCGGTGCACTGCATTGTCCACCTTCGTTATGCTGGCAATCGGTAGCATCACATCGCATTGTTCTGGCTCCTTGATCTTGCTACTTCCTTCTGCAAATCTGCAAAAGTCTTTTGGCGTGCGGTTTCTGCATTAAGGAATGCGGCCTCACGATTCTGCGCCACACGCTGCTCGTTCGCAACGGCATCCAGATCCATTTCACGCTGCTTTTGCATCGCCTGCATGCGAGCCTTCTCAAGATCCGCCATAACACGGGTTTGATTATCCTGAGACTTCTGCGCCTCGGTCTGCATCTTAATCTGCATTTCCTTATCGTGCATCTGCACCATCGGATCCGGCTGCTGCGGCGGAGTAATCTGCTGAACGATCTGCTGAAGCATCTGTGCTTCAACTTGCGCCATGCGCGTTTGTACCTGCTGCATTAACTGCTGCTGCGCTTGCGGCGGAACCTGTCCCCCCATTTGTTGCATCATCTGCTGCATTTCAGTCTCAACCTGTTCCTGTGCCATCAGGTTCAAGTGAGACATTACACCATTGATACCGTTCATGTAGAACTCTGGCATACCCTGAATCATCGGATGCATAATGAATCCAATCAACGCAGTGATATGCGCCACATGATCCTGACCAGGAAAACCTTGGACTTTGTTGTTTTGCAAAATGTCCTGAATCTGTTGCGCCGGAGTGCGTGGCTCCGGAACCTTCTTCGGCTTCAACAGCCCTTCGATATTCTTAACTTCAAGCGCTTCGTACATACGACGATACGCTTCACGAAGATCATGAATCTCAGGAGCGGCTTGAGCCATCTGCAACTGCTGCTGAGCCATCATCACACGCTGGCTCATGCTAAAGATATTCGGATCGCTAACCGGTAGAACATCTACACGGTTATCAAAGTCGGCACGGATAACTGCAACATCACCGCCCGCAACTTCATACGGATATTCCGGAACCGTCTCACCGAAGACTTGTGCAAGTAACTGGAATTCCTTCTTCTGTGCGTAATGCAACCGCTTATGAATTGCGGACATTACCTTCGTACCACGTTCAAGCAATGCAAGCGTAGTACCTACTGGATTCTGCTGGGATCCTGTTTCGGATACCGCCATATCTGCAATCGCTGCAAAGCGACGTCCAGACTCAACAAGCATTCCAAGCAACTGGAACAATACAGCCGAAGGCTCTTTGTATGGCAGTGGCATTAACGAATCACGCAAGGATCCGCCCGGTGCATCAACATCACGCCACTCGCCCGGTGCAATCGGTTCTTCCTCATTCGAGACACGCAGACCACGGGCCTTGAACCCTGCAGGAAGGTTACTCAACGTACCTGCATCTACAAGCTGACGAAGGATCGAAGTAGCAGACTTCGAAAGACCACCGATCATATGGATTAGACCGAAGCCATAGAATCCAAGACCCGGTAGGAATTTATACTGAACGAAGTAATCCTTCTTAACCTTACGCGGATCGTCTTCATTCCAATTACGACGAATCGCAAGAATCTGACTTGTGTCCTCAACGATCGTTACGATATACGGTAACGCAACACCGCTCGGCTCGCCGGTTTCAGGATGGATGTCTTCAAAGCCCGGAATATCCAAGTCCACGTGCATTTCCAGCAACGTGTACATCTCATTACCCACACGCGAGGGCGTTGTACCTTGAAGCTCGTTAATCTTTTGGTCTAAGATAGATTCATCCGGCTCGGCTGCTGGACCTTTAAGATCCACATCCTTATAAAAACCGTAAACCTGTTGACGACGTAAATCGTTTTCTGAAACTTGAATCACGTGCGTAATACGCGCCGCAGTTCTTAAATCCGTCGCTGCGTAATTAACAACCAAGTCTTCTGCAGTAATAAACTTCGATACTGCACGTTCATACGTCTCGTCGTAATAAACCTTTTTAAACGCTGAACCACTAAGCGGTAGATAAAACAGCATCTGATCCAATTCCGGATCGTACTCTTCCATCACGTGCATGATCTGGTAGTTCATAAACTCCTTCACACGCGCCGCTTGGTCCGATAACCGTTTACCCAATGGCTGCTCAGCAGCTTTCGGATCCGCAGGGATCGCTGTATCCTGACCGACAACTTTTACATTAACCGGTCCGTTAGCGGGAAGGAGTTCTTTATACGCTTGCGCTTGAAACTGGGTAGCTGCTTCCGCGAGCAACGGATGGTGGACCCCGGTCGCACCTTCAAATGGCTCGGTGCGCTCTTCGTTTTCTGTACCAAGGAGCGTTAGCCCTTCTGAAAACGACTGCAACCAATCAGCTCTCGATTCTTTATCTTCCTCAAACAGATCGATCAGCTCCGACGCTAATGGGTCGAGCATGTCATCGTCTAAAAACTCTGCGAGGTTTGCGTTATGCGGAAGATCGCCTTGCGGCATCAAGCTAGTAGAAGGATCAAAGTCCACGGTCATGCCGCCGTCCGCATCCTCCAAAAACTCTACGCCTTCCGGGGGTAGTGGACCATCGCCCATGGCGAGTTCTATTTCAGCAGCTTGCATCAGTTCTTCCTCGGTAGGAGGAACGACTTCAATCCTAGAATCTACAGCCATCGGCTTGCCCTCATGAAAACTGGCCTAACTATAGGAGCAAGAGGCTCAATAGTAAACTCTGCGGCGATAACGACGACTCACAACCTCTTCTTCGTAATCGTCCGTCAGTTTCACAAATCCGCCTTGGCGGAAGCGCAAAAGTGCCTGCGTCATCGAATCCACTAAATCGTCATGCTCACCGTTTGGAAATGCCGCGCATTCGTCGCGCATCTCGTGTGCCCAAGGTTCATCGGGCATCCAAACAAAACCGGACTCAAACATACTCGTGACCGCATTGACACGGGCATGCTTATCTTGGCCCTTGGTCGGATTAAAATTTTGAACCGGAATACCCGTGGCTCGAAGCTCTTGTGTCAACGGTAATCCTGAAGCCTTTCCTTCGATGATCACGGTATCCGGCTGCCAGTAATCATACAGCCTAAACGCCTCACGTTTCAAATCTGGAAACTCGAATCGTCCCTTTACCGAATCCAGCAGCACGATATGTGCCGTTTGACCATCGTACAGCTCATCATTTACCCGGCCTTCCGGATAAAACACGCCCCATGTCGTTATCGCCGAATAGTCCGCCGTTTCCTTCTTCAAAAACGCCGTATCGTAACTTTGAATGATGTAATCACATTGAGGGGTCGTATCTTTCGTCCAAACCTTCCACCAGCCCGGTTTGATCAACGCCGCTTCTTCCGAAACGGGCTGCTGCATATACTGCGCATGCCATTTCGGTCCGGTATGCAGCGAGGCTTTTACCGCCTCCAGCTCCTCTAGCTTCCAGAACTCGGGCCAAAGGGGTTTGCCGGACGGTAAAATCGCAGGAAACTCAATTACCTCCCACTGATCCGCTTTTGGATTCTTCGCCGCCTCTTTTAACAACCGCCCCGTAAGATCGTTCAATCCCCAACGGGTCATTACAATTACAATCGCACCCCCCGGCTGCAAACGCTGTCTCGGCCCCGATTCGTACCAATCGTACGCCTCATCCATCGCCGTTCGGCTTTTGTAATCCTGCTCCGAGTGCGGATCGTCAATAATAAACAAATCTGCACCACGGCCC